CAAAGTTACTGTTCCAGGTGACTGTGGCCTTCCTCTTGTCACTGATACCTGTTCTCAAGGTAAATATTTTGTTGGTGTCCATAAGTGCAACAACGGCCGAATCGCTGGTGCTGCCATTATGTACCGCGAATGGGTTGACAATCAGCTCGAAGTTTATATGTTTCTCCATGGTGACCCCAGGTATTTTAGTTATAGAGACGAGGAAGGCGTTATCAAACCTGCCCCCTGCAATGCTCCTCAATGTTACCCAGCCAACACTTTAGGAGTTGTCCCTGCCTTTCATGGCTCTCGTGAATCCAAAATTATCCAGCTCCCCCATGCTGTTGATTTCCCAATTGTGGGCCTTCCCGCTGCTCTCCGCCCTGCCTACCTGGATGGTAAGCCCGTTGATCCGTACTACAAGAACCGCATGAAACTCCCTGAAATTCTTGAATCCTATCCTGAAGTTCCCAATCTCGATGAAGTTGTATCTATGGTTATTAATAACCCACACCTCACCTCTGTTGGTGATTTCAAGTTCTGGTGCCGTACCATGTCTTTCAAAGAAGCATGGCAAGGCATCCCCAACACGGTCTTTACCGGTGTTGATATGACCACCTCAGTTGGCTATCCCAAAGTCCTTTCAGGTCTGACTACGAAACGTCCCTGGTTCACTGATCCCAAACTTCTCGCTGCTCTCGAGCGTGAGGTTGAAGAAACTGAAGAAAAGATGCGTCAGGGTATCCGTCCTGTCCACCTTCATATGGATGTCGAGAAAGATGAACGTCTTAACCCGACCAAGGTTGAAAATTTGGAAACTCGAGTCGTTGTTCCTGGCCCTCTAGTCCTCCTGCTCCTCAATCGGAAATACTTTGGCGGTTTTGCCTCTTGGACCCAAATCCACAAAATCGCCAACGGCTTACCATTGGCATGAACCCCTACTCCAAGGAGTTCGATGCCATGTGCAAAGACCTTTTTCAAGAAACATTCAAGGTCTGTGCTGGTGACCGTAGGAAGTTTGACCTCACTCAGCATATCCGTCTACTTCGCAGTATTTTCCTTGCAATCAATGGTTGGTATGGGGAATCCCCCGACAACCATATGCGTTCCATGCTCTCTCTTGAATTTCTCATGCCCCGTCATGTCACATTTCCTCTGCACCTCAGTCCTCAAATGGCTGCTGACACAGAGAAATTCACTTCGCCCTCAGACGATTTCGAAGTTACCCTGCAGTATAAGATGTACATTGCCAATCTCTACCGTCATCTTTGCTGGGTCTACGAGACCTATTCTGGCCATCCAAGTGGCTCTTATCTCACTGCTCTCATTAATTCTTGGTATACCGTCGTGGAGCCTTGGTTGGCTCTCCAGATGTCAGTCCGTGATTTCAATGCCCTCCGCATAATGTTCCGTTCCCGCCTCATCCGCACAATGTCTCTAGGTGATGATTTCATCAGTGCCATTCATGTGTCAATTTCAGAAGAGATCAATCTCATGACTCTTGCTAAATTCACTGAATCGTACGGAATGAAAATCACCCGTGAAGACAAGTCCGAAGTTACTGTGCCCTTTCCCCCGGACCCACCCGTCTTTCTCAAGCGTCTGCTCAGATATGAGAAGAAGCTTGGGAGGTGGGTGGGTGCTCTACAGCAAAGTGCTATTATTGATTCCATGTGTTGGATCTCTAAGAAAAACCCGACCCGCGAAGAACTCACGCAACTGTTCGATAACGCCCTCTGTGAGTTTGCCCTCTGGGGTCAGGAGACTTTCAGAGAGTGGGCTCCCCGCATTCAAAAGGCAGCTACGCAGACCTTGCGTGGCGCTTACGACCCACCCCGGC